CGCCACAGGAGACGTGCTTAATCGCACTATCCTTAGTCACGCGGGAACTTCACTGGCCGTTGGAAGAACTGATGATAGTTCACAAGACGTTGGTGGACCCTTCGCGACCTTGGCCTACAGAAACGCAGTTTCTGCAGCGTTCAGCGTTGCGGGTAGCAAGGAAAGAGGGCGAAAGCCTTACAGCCTGGCTCGCGTGGTGGAGACTGAAATTCGTAAGTCTCATTTTAGTGGCGCTCCTTTTTTCACTCGCAACGGCGATGTTCTCGATCGGGCCCATGATTTGGCTCGAAAGATTTCTGAAGGACACCGCGGTTTTGACCCCTACTTGGCTGGTCATCGTGTTCAGCGCGGGAGCGCTGGTCCAAAGACTAGGCTCGTATGGATGGCGCCGCTGCCTACGACAATCGTGGGTACTCGTTTCTCGAAGCCGGTCTTTGCGGGCCTGGTACGACGACGCCCCTTCAGTTTTGGGCTCCGTCAAGTCGAGAAAGCGGCGTTAGTGGAGGAGTTCAAGTCGCGCTTTCGTTTCGTGTACTCCATTGATTTTAGTGGTTTCGACAGTTCTTTGTCTGCACGGATGATAGATGATGCCTTCGGTATTGCGAAGTCTCATCTCGACTTGGATGATGCTGATCTTGAACTTTGGGATCGGTATAAGAGCGACTTCATTCACTCTCGTCTCATCACCCCTAGTGGTGATATTTTTCAGGTTCACAAGGGCATCCCGAGTGGTAGCGCTTTTACCACAATCATCGGATCACTTTGTAATCTGATCGCTATCAACTACATTCTCATCCGTGTGATGGGACGTACTGTTGGTGCAGATAGGGTTCAAATCCAGGGCGATGATGCGATCATCGGTCTGAACACCTTTGTTCCGCTCAGTCAAATGAGCGCCGTGGCGGCTGAACTAGGTCTGACCCTGAGCGTCGAGAAAAGCCTCGTAACAGGTGATCTCGGAGAGTCGAACCCGCCAGTTCATTACCTCGGTTACTCCTGGAAGAATGGCGTACCGCATAAGGATAAGCACGATGTGCTCGCGTCCTTGGTATTTCCAGAACGGCATGACAAGCGCTCCGACGCTATGTCATTGCTGAGGTTGTTTAGCAGCATGCAGAACTCGGTTGAGAATTTCGAAGTGTTCCGGCAGGTATACTCGAACCCGAATATCATGCAAGCGTTCTTTGAATGTGCTGACGACATGAGTGATCTAGATGGAGAAACTCTTTCAGTAAGCGATCTGCCGGGATCGTTGAGGT